AGATGAACGAATGATTACTTGAATATCTGAGTCTGCGAATATCTTGAATGTATATGTAAACGTAGTTGTTGTACTATCACCACTATAACTATTCTTAACTGTAGTTGAGGATATTGTCATAAAGTTCCTTTATTATATTTTAGTGTTCATGTCTATTATAATCCAGGTGGTTTTAGAAAATAACTTTGACCACGTTTTTCTTCATGTCTTTGACGCATTCTTTCAAAGAAACCTGGATCTAAAAATTCTTTAATTTGGTAACCAATAAGATAATCATAAGCAGCCTTAGTATAATATAGATTTAGAAATGGTACATTGTTTTCTGCAAACTGAACAAATTTTTTACCTGCTTTAGCTGGATCATTAAGATTCATTACAATATCTCTAAGTTTATTTAAATCAGATGCAGTTGGTCCAAGGATTGTTTCAAATACATTATTTCCATATTCATTTTGAATTTCATTAATTAAAAAATCTCCATAAATACCTAATCCACCTCCTTGTGATAAAGCCTCTAAAATTGTTGAGGGATTAGTTGGATCTCTTGGGGTTCTTCCTTTTAACATATCTTTTGCTGACATTGCTATATAACCAAACATTGTTCCTAATATTATCATACTAGTTAATCCACTAACTGTAGAAAATTTACTATCATCTGGACCATAACTATTTAATTCTCTACCTATAATTTTCTTCCATATAGTTATTGGAAATTGTTTAAACTGACCAATAAATCTAATTGTTTCTCCTTTACCAGTTCCTTTTTCAAATCCTTGATTCATAAAAGCTCTAACAGAAGCATCAGCCTCTGGCGTTCCATGCATTGCTTGATCTACTAAAAAATTTCTCCATGTAAGTTCTAAATCTTTTTTAAAATTTCTTATTTCTCTTTCACTTAAACTTCTTCCAACATATTTTTTTATAGCTTCATCAGATAAATCATTTACACCTTCTGCTGTTAAATATCTTTTATTTTCAACATCTAATGTTTTTATTGATCTTAATAAATTCCATTTACCTTCATCAATACTATATAATTTTAAAAGATTTCTTTCTCTAATATTTAGAGAATTAAAAACTGTATCAGCAAGCATTCCATAATGACGTGCTAAACCAACTGTCATTCCTGATTTTAAACTTGATACCCACCAATTTAATGAATTGTATTTAAAAAATAAATTTTGTAATCTTCCCATTTTTCCCCAAGTATCAAAAGAAGAAGAATATTTATTACTCATATTACCTATAACAGAATTACTTATAACTCCTAAAATTTCCATTGCTTCTTTATCTTGTCTTTTAAATAAAGCGTTCATAGCCTCACCTAAACCAGTTAATAATCCTCTACCTTGAAAATTTGTAGTAGTCATATATTGAGCTAAATCTGAAGCAGAAGCAATACCAGCAAAACCAAGTTTACCAGTTGATTGTAATACTCTTATAAACATTCCAACTTTAGCCATAGTATTATTTCCTATAGCATTAATACTGCCATCAAGTTCTGCAAATTCATTTTTAAATGTTTTAAAAACTAATTGTTTATTTAATTCTGGATCTGAACTTTTATATTTTTTTCTTAATAAAGATAAAATTTTTTCTAAAGTAAGTTGAGGATTTGTTCCGAGAACTTGCATTAAAGCAATATTTCTTGCACTATTACTTATAACTGATGTTACGCTGTCTTTTAAAGAAGGCTCACCAAACATAATATCATATTCATGTCTAGCAACAGCATCTTTAAAATGTAAAACTCTTGATGAGTTTAAACGATTGGTAACATTTCTTGTTCCATAAACGCTGTTTGTACCACCATGTTTCATATGATCACCTGTCATTAAAGAGTCATAAATATCATCTAATATTTTATTTACTTTAATAATATCAGCAACCTCTGGAAAACTTCTTTTTAAATCTAATCTTTCTCTAGTATATTCTCTCCAAGCAACTCTGTTGTCTTCAACAATTTTAGTTCGTTTGCTAGCATTAGCCATTTTATCTGCATCATGCATTGTTCTTGTAACCCAATCAGATAGCTTTCCTATATTAGCTCCTAAATCATTAAGTCTTAATCTATATTCTTCTTGAAAATTTTTTAATACTTGAGCAATTTGTTTTGCTTGTTTTAAACCTGTATTTACTCCTAGCATTTCTTGTTTAATTTCTAAATCCATTTTACCAGAAGTAAAATCTTCCCAAGATGTTTTTGATATTTTATTTATTAATTGATAAAGTTTTCCATTTTCTACAACTTCCATAGAATCTTGTTTTGAACCAATAGAATTTCTTGCAAGTTGTGAAAATTTTTGTATTCCAACTAATATTCCTTTAACACCATCAATTGCATTAATTTTTCCACCAGATAACTCAATAGCATCTACTATTTTTTGATATTCATCTAAGGCTTTCATATTATTCTCTGCTAGATTTCTTTTATCTAAAGCCTGTTGATATTTAAAATTATCAAATATTTCTTCTTTTAATATTTTTTCTGTTTTTATTTCGCCTTGTTTAAACTTATCTTCATTTATTTTTATTTTAATTTCATCTAAAAGTGCATTAATTTTATCGTCAGACAAAGTATCTCCTGACAATCTTTTCATTTCAGTAAAACATTGACTAAAAGATTTTATGCTTGTTTTTTTAGCCATTATATACTTCTCATAACACAGTTAATACCAGCATTTATTGAATCTGAAATAGATACCTTTTTATTTAAAACATTACTAATTTCTGATATTTTTTTTCTATCTTCTAAAAAATCATCAGACAAATCTTCATCTTTAATGTTAAGTTGTTTTTGGTGTAATAAATTTCTTTGATTTATATTTTCAGCTTCTACTTCAATTTCAGAAGTTTGTTTATCTTTATACTGTATATCTGATTCTGGTAGTAATCCTTTTTCATCTCTAATATTAGGATCACTTAATCTTTGTTGAACTGCTAAATCATTTTTTTGTTTCTTAGCATCAAACAATTCTCTTTCAGTTTTTTGTAAATTTCTTAAATTTGCTAAATAAATCTTAGCAGAAGAAATATCATTTTTGTCAATTGAATCTTGATACAAAACTTTAAATTCATTTATTTGATCATCAATTTTGTTTAATTGTTCATCACCAATTCTTGTTTTAGAATTTATAAAATCTCCAGTATCAACTTTTTCTCCTCTTAAAGTTTTGCCAACTGAGTATCTTAATAGATCTTGTTGATTTTCAGGAGAAATAGCAGCTAGTCTTTGGTAAATATTTGGCTTACCAGTTCTTTCAGCAATAACATCTCCTATTTTTCCAAAACCAAGGTGCAAAGAAGATCCTAAAATTCCACCTGCAGCTATGTTAAAAAAAGCATCATATTGATCATAATCAGATTGCTCTGATCTTGCTACTCCATAAACAATAGGCTCAACAGCGGTGTTACCAACAAATCCTTCAATAAATCCTCTTTTTAATCTAGCAACATTTTTACCTGATCTTGCAACCATATTTGCAAATCTAGTTTGACCAACAACAGGTATAAAAGCAGAGCCTATATTTATTGGATCTGCAAAGTTTGTAGCAAGACTAGCAAGAAAAAAAGTACCATAAGTATCTTGTGGTCCACGACTAACAACACTTGATCTTTCTTGTTCAATTTGTTTTCTATTAACCAAATAATTAACAACACCTTCTCTTGTATCTTCTTCAAAAAATAAACCAATATCAGCATATTGTTTATTTAGTTCATCTTTATTTAAATAAATATTACTTTCATTATATGCTTCTGTTTGATCTGCTAATCTAAATAAAGAAGATGTAGGATTATAATCCCAAGAGCTTGCTATATTAGCACCTTGAGCTTCAAAATAAGTTGTTTTAACATTACCTAAAGCTGAACCTATTTGTTCTTTTGGAGTTTCAAATTGTTCAAGATTAAGACCAATCATTATGGAGATACTTGGTAAAATTCAGATTGTAAAATTTTTATAGGTAATCCAGTGCCTGGTTCAATAGAATCTATGCTTTTAATTTTAGGATTTTTATTAGGAATGTCAGCAAAGTAAAATTCTATTTTTTCTCCTTTAGCATTTACAATTGGAATTGTTCCATTTGCCAATTCAACGTGCAAAACTATTCCTGTTGAATTACTATTTAATAACCACTTAGAATGTTTTTTCATAGAATTAACCATTGTATTTTTTACATAAGTATTAAAAGTATTTGCATCTGAAAGTTTTATGTTTTCAGGTAAAACATTTTGTTTTCCAGCCATAATTGCATAATGAGCAAAACCACCATCAACATGAAATCTTTCTAAGTAATCTGATTTTTCAACTAATAATAAAAGTGAATCAGCTTTATCTTTAACAGCAGCATTATTAACAGCTATTCCATTTACATCTTTTGGAATAAAATAAGTTCCTGGTGTTGTATCATAATCATTTTTAAATTCTTTTGTAACACTTTTTCTAGCATTTTCTGGATTCAATCCATTATTAACAATTCTTTGTAATGTTGCTTGATATAAAGTATTTCGTAAAGAAAGCATTAATTCTTGTTTATTTACAGATCCATCTGACTGACTTAAAATAACTTTCTCAAAATCTTTTATATCTGTCATTATATTAGTTTTAATATTTTCAAAACTTGCACCTTTAAGAGAAGATACTTTTGATTTGGCTAATGATTCTAAATCTTTTGTAGAAATAGCAGAAAGAATATCTTTTTTTAAAGCAGAACTATTTGTGCTTACAGCAATTTGCAGATCTATTGGTAAACCATCTTTTACAAGTTGTTTAAAAATACTAGGAACTACATCAGTTCCATAAGTGTTTTGCAAAGAATTAATAACTTTTAATTTCTGATCAACATTTTGAGTTCCTTTTAATACATCACCAATTTCTTTTATTTTATTATAAGGAACATAGGTTCTATATTGTTCTGGTATATTTTGTTCAATATATTTTTTATCTAGTGCTTGTTTAAATAAACCAAATTGAGAAGGATCTTGTACAACTTTTGCGTAAGCTAAATTAACTTGAGGATCTTTATTTATAAAATATTCTGCTGAACCTTTTTCATTAATTGTTTTTAATTTAAAATTTATTTCTTTATCTATTACAGTAGTAGCTTCTACTCTTTTTTCAGAATCTGTAACTTGTGAATTTAATTTAGTAGAAACAACAGCTTCTATGTCTGACATTAAACCATAAGGAGCATCTACTGCTATTTTTTCAGCTATAGCAGATGTTTCAAACTTACTAACTTTTTGATAAAGTTCTGCTCTTTTTTCAGCTTTTAAAAATTTACTAGATTCTATATCTTCAAGTTTTTTCTTTGCTGAAGTATAATTTTTATCAGACATATCTTTTTCAATATCAATTTCAAATATTGAAGCATTTGATTTATTTAAGTCATCTTGTAGTTTTACTTCACCATCATTATAATAAAAGTTTCTATTAACAATATTGTTGTTAATTTGTGTTTTTAAAATACTTTTTTCATTTTCATCTTTTGTTAAAAAAAGTTTAGATCTTAATATTTGATCTTCTGTATTCCAAGTACTTAGATATTGTTTATCTAATTCATCTCGTGATCCTTTTACAACTTTAGAAGATCTAGTTATTAAATCTAAATTAAGTTTATCTTCTAGTAATCTAGCTGCTGCTTTATTTTCTATACCATCAATTTTTTGTTTTGCTAAAAAACTAAATTGATCTTTAAATGTACTTTGAGCTTTAGATGGATCTAAAATTTTAGAAGAACCTTGTTCTATAGTATCAAGATCATTAGATAGTTCTAAGTATGCTTTTGTTGATTCTGTTTTATCTTTTAATGCTTGTTCTCTAACATAATATTCATCTGCAGCTGAAACTACTTTTTGAGCAGAACCAAACATAGAACCAGCAGATTCCACTGGAACTTGAAATTGTGTTTTAAGCGATGCAACTTCTGCTGTTGGTCTTGTTTGTGCTTCAAATGTAGGTATCTTTGGCATTAAAATGATCCTGAGTAGCCTGTTGGATTAGACTGATATTGTGTCATAGAAGATGCACCATCAAATGATCCTGCTGGTTTAGATCCTCCTAATAAACTTTTTCCTGCAGAAGATCCAGCAAAAGTTAATCCTGTTGATACTAATGTTCCAATAGCTGCGGCTCTACCAGATGCTCTTGCAAATTGTCCCTGTATTCTAGACATATTGCCAGCTTCTCTTCTTTGTGCTTGAGCAACTTTTGAATTATAAGTTATAGTACTTTTTTCAACTTCTGCTTCTTCAGCATTTCTTCTTAAAACTCTTATTCCAGTTCCTCCTAATTCTACACCTGATTTTAAAATTCTAGTTGTAGTTTGTCCCTGTAATTGTTTAAAATTTTGATCAAATCTTTGTAAATCAAATTCCGTTTGTTTTTCAATTTGTACAGCTTTTTGATCAGCAAGCTCTGCATTTCTATTTTGAATTGATTGGTTATATTTTCCTGCAGCATTTTGGTCTATTGCTTGTTTAACTCCTAAGCCAACTGCAATATATGGTAAAGCTGTTGCCATTAGTAAATCCTCGCAAATCTATAATGATCACTACCATCAAATCCGTAGCTTTTCATTAATCCTTCGTTAGTAAATCCTAACCACTTAGCAAATCTTATACCAATGCCAAAGTCAGTTCGTACTGCAGTTTGTAATCTTTTAATATTATTAGATGTTGCAAGATAATCTATATTTTGCTTTACAGCTT